GTCTGCTGATTCTCATCACGAACTGCCTTGATGAGTTCCTTACGACCCGCATTCTCGACTTCCTTTAGGGCCCTCAAACCTGACTGGGCAAACTGTCCTTCTGAAATGTCACCATGTACGAACGCCTCATAGGAGGGCTCCATGGCATTGACAAACCAATCCCACTCGTAGTCCGGCAGATCAATGTCAAACTGATCAGTTAAACCATGATTGAATCGATCTTCATCATAAAACCTACGTGCGAGAACAGCCGACTCACGTCGAGACTGAACCACAATAGGAAACAAGGACGACAATATGACAGCCCAAGAGGATCGTGTAACCTGAACACGTTTCCAAGGGAACAGGATAGCCAAAATGCTCCGAAGAGCCCTTGCTGAGATGCTATCCTGTGCCTCACGATATTCAGCGATTCGCATTGCTAGGAGCCTGACGGCTTGCCTTGGCCTGATCAGCCACGAACCCAGCATTCAGAACCGTGTTGAGCTGACCCATTGGGTTCTCACTGTCCCACTGGCGCATCTGTTCACGCTGGACGTCGGAGTAACCCAGATCCTCACGTGCCTGTTCGATAGGCAGAATGCCAGCCTGAGCTAGCTTCACTACCCCATCGGCCTTAGCAGCAAATGTAGGAGTCGAAGGATCACGCCATACGGTTTCCAGTTTGTAAGCATCATCAGGGATAGACCCATCGATTACCAGCATGCCCAGTCGCATAGCCTCTTCCCAAGCCTGGCCAAACATACGGGCCTTGCGTTCAGCCTTTTTGACCAGACGAGACTCTGCCGACTTGATGGCTTCAGCCGAAGCTGGGTTTTCAGAAGAGAACGACAGATACTGAGGAGGCAAACCGGTGTAGGAAGCAACCAGCTTAGCAATCTCCTCTAGGGCCTCGACGAAGTTCCTGAGTTCGGCTGCATTGAACTGCATAGCCTTACCGGCTTCGTTCTCGAAGGCCAGAATACGAGCCATGTAGGCTTCCATGGAGGCACCCGGGTTATCAGGATCCATAACGAAATCTTCCATGGACACACCAAAGATGACTCGCTGGGGAAGTGCCATCAATTCAGCCGCCGCCTGCATGTTCATCAGAATACGAGAAGCAGCATCAGTAGCAGACCTGATCTCCTTGGAGATCTCAGATTTACCACAACGCTCTGTCAGCCGTTCGCGATTCAACAGACGTGCGCAACATACCCGACCAAGGTCATGCTTAACACTGAAGTCTACCTTCCAATCACCCTGCCCGTTGCGGGCGAGGTATACGTTTTCATCTGGAAGGAGAAGTGCTACGTACTCTTCGTTAGGGATGTGAGGGTCCTTGTAGAACCTCAGAGCTTCCTTTACCTTGCGAGTTCGATAGTCATCCTTAGCGATGAAGTTCTTTGGAGATTCAACCTTGATTAGGGGGTTATTCGGATTCTCGTCTTCATTCGGCGCAGAAACCGTAACATAAGCCTCCCCATGCATCATGGATTCTATGTGACCCAATCCGGACTCAACATCCAGATAGTTTGCCTGCCACCAATCCATCAACCTGGAATCGCCTTCGGGTTCATCCGAGTTACGGAAACCCTCAACATCCAGACGTTCTTCGATTGAATCTACATACATTCGGGGCCAACCCACTGCCGCAGTGAGGTGACGCATTTCAGGTGGGGTCGAAAGACCCAAAGCCCTCAAACGATTTTCAGCCTCGTAATAGGCCTCGTTCTCTTCAAGGGCACCCTGACGGGAATTCAACTCATTGGTAAGGTCAGTAACAACCGTTTCATACTTAGAGGTCATCGGAAGACTGTGACCCCCTTTCCACGGTTACCAGTCTTACTCATAAGGAATTCGTTCCTGGCACCAAACGCCAAGACAGCACATACAGCCGCATCAATCTTCCGCGCGCTGTCCTTGGTTGCCTTAGAGATTGAAATGCCAAAGTTGTTGGGACGCCTCACGGCGTTGTTGACATGTCGCTTGAGCGCAGCAGACCCGTTGTGACAGATCTCTTGTTCAACTACTGCATCCTGGAACCGTTCACAGTCCAAGGTGAAGTTCTTAATGTTGGACCGCATGTCATATCCAACAGGATGTTTGGCCGTTGCCCGCACCTTGAGCTTTTTACCGAACTTGGCTCCCCACTGATCCACGTAGGCTTCGAACTCTCGAACGTCAGACCTGAAAGCGACAACGTCATACGTTCCAAAAGCCCACTCAACAGTGTTGTTGACGTCTTCTCGTGGAACTTCTCCGCCATACTTCTCGGGATCCCAAATCTTGATTGGGATGATTGCTGCGTCATCAACTCGACAAGCGACCAGAGCTGTCCAGTCCTGGGACTTGGAACCATCGAAACCGAGGGTAATCTTGTCTCCTGGTTGTAGCGGACGCAGACCGGGCACATGACACCTATCCCATTCTCGTGGAGAGATCCAGGCGTCTTCCGCCGCGTTGATCTGGTTGAGGAACTTACGCCGTGACTCAGTGACGTCGTTACGGATGTCCAGAAGCGATTCTAGGATGATGTCGAGGTCTAGCCAGTCAGCATCCCCACGGCAGACTTCCAAGCCCTCACGGAGCTTCTGAAGGCCTTCCAGGAACAGTTCCTCTTCCTCTTCAGGGATGTCGGCCAGTTCGCCCAATGGGGTATCGGCTGGTGCCTCAAGAGCGTCATAAAGAAAACCGGTGGACAAGGCCTTGATTGAGACAGTCTCACCAGCTTGCTCAGCTAGGTAAGCATCCCAATACCTCTCACCAATGGACTCCTCACCAGGACGGTGCGCGTTGCAAATAGACAACGCACGACAGGTACCGTAAGCACCCTTGGTGACGTTACCCATGATCACGTTTTCCATCTCATGGCCTGAGTTGGCTTCAACCCACCACTGAACCTCATTCATGATTACAAAGGTGGGACGCTTGCCCTCAAGTGAAAGAGGGGATGAGGTAACAGCCTCAATCTGGTCCATGCCTTCGTTGGCATAGACGATGGTCTTGTGGATCTCGACCTTGAACTCTTCCTTGAGTTTCTTAGAGCACATAGCCGGGAACAAGGTGAAGGTGTTACGGGTTTGGTCTTGCGAGACCGCTGCGATTTGGACCCACGCACCATACTTTGGCTTGCCTACGGGGTTGCCCTCTTCATCCCAATGGGAGAACTGAACGGGACCACATAGTTCGGCAATAGCCATTGCAGCAGCCAAGGGGTCCTTGCCCCAACCCTTCAACCTTCGAAGCAGTCCATTCCTGTAAATGAACCTTCCAGTTTCCGGATCTACTGCATACCACCAAAGCAAAAAACGATACTGTTCGTCGGTGACGAGAAATGGTTCCCTTGCCCTAGGGCCGGTAGGCTGGAGAATGTACTCGAACATCCAGTTGACAATTTGTCGGCCCAGTGTCTTTTCCGGAAGATGGAACCCCCCACCTTCAACACGCTGCCAGGTGGGTCCCACTACATGACTAGGAGAAGGGAGTAGAGTTGGCGAACCCATTTGAACTCCCTGTTATGGTGTGCCTTCATTGATAAGAGTAATTTCATTGGGGTATGCACCCGAACCCCAAGTGATACCAGCGCCTGACCTATACATGTAAGCCAGGGTTACATTTCCACTAACAATGTCATCAGCCGTGACAACCCACTTGATGGGATTCATCTTGTGGTTGTACTGCTGACCCATGTACAAACCCCCGTGGCCGTTACCACCTTGAGTAGATGTGCCTGAGGAGTAATACCGTAAACGAGTGTTGTCATTGGGGTTGATGGAACAAACATCCATCTCAGCATCAGAGCCCACCAGCGCAATAACAGATGGGTCCAGACAGAGAACGTCTCCGACTGAGGCAGGAACAGTTACTCGCCACTGAGAGGGGACTACAGTCCAAACGCCCGTAGTGTCACCAGGCCCAAAGGTTCCTGTGATCTTTCCAGTGGTGCCGAATGCCTTGACTGGCTTCGGAAGGGCAGATTCCAACGCATACTGCGGATGGGGGTCCACCGCACCTACGTGTGCGGCCATTGTGCTAGAAGCGGTGCCGCTTGCTTCCTTAGTGTCGAGTGCTGCCTGGGTCAGAGTGGAGATTGGCTTGGAGGAATCCGAGGTGTTGTCCACATTGCTCAGGCCAACTTGTGTCTTGGTGTAGTCACCAGACTGAGCCGTCACAGCGCCAGTCCGACCAAATACGGAACTGACTGCTCCGCTTCCACCGCCAGTGATCTCGATGTTGCCCGAAGCGTCCGGAAGAACTCCGTTGACTGAACGAACTGGGGTTAACAGCTCCTCGGGTGGAACAACACCTACAGCATCTGGGAGATTCAGAGCCTCACCAGACTTGACCTCGATAACCAACGACTTCTCGTACCAGTCTCCCAAACGCACACGTGTGTTATAAAAACCGGCAGGCAAGGTGACATTAAGAACCCCAGAAGCGATACTGGCCTTGGTCATCAAGGGAATGACAACACCATCAGCGTCGTCTGGAACTTCAATCTCATTCAGGAGTAGGAAGTAAACCGTGCCAGCCGCATTGTCACCGTCTGGCTCGTAGTATCGTCCGGTAACCGTGCCTACAGGCACAGAAGCTGGCAACGGCATTTGTTAACCTCTAATCATCCATATCATCGAACATGTTACGGTCCTGTCGGTGATTTCCGTTGTCACAGGCTTTGCAACATTCTCCGTGGGAAATAGTGTGATCATTCGTGAAGCAGCCGCAGCTGCATGAACACTTAGCCATGTAGTCCGTGAGGGATTCGAACCCCCAACTACCGCCGTGTAAAAGCGGTACTCTTCCGTTGAGTTAACGGACCGGGCCGACGTGGGGCTATCGACACCCCACGCCTTCGTCTGGCAGGCAGGATTCGAACCTGCGACATCTGCGCCCCAAACGCAGCACTCTACCAAGCTGAGTTACAACCAGATGAGGGGCTTGCCTCCTGTAGCCCCACTAGAAGTGGCAGGACAACAGACAATCCTCTCTATGAATAAACTAACACTTACGGGGCGTCCAGGCTTCGAACCTGAAATGCCTCTTTTGGAGAGAGGTAGTTTACCAATTAACTTAACTCCCCCTGTCCTCCCACCCTGACGGGCCGCGTTTAAGGGAGGTTGCTCCAATACCAGGAATCGAACCTAGATACGCCGATTAACAGTCGGCTGCTTTGCCTTTAAGCTATACTGGAAGAGAAGGGCCTTTTGTATACCGATTTTAAACCCTCCGGCCCGGTTGTGTAGGTAGCGAATTCCTACACGTTCTTGGCGATGATCTGTTGAGACCAATCGACTTCAGTATGCACTATGATCTGCCAGCCCGACTGTTCGAACATCTGGCTATACCCTTCCATGTCCCACGCCCAAGCGTGATTCCATTCATGGTGGTCGGCAGTCTCGTTCTTGGGGGAGGAGAAGACCCCGTAAACAACACCTCGACTCTTGAGATCCCGTAGGAAACCATGTGGGTCAGCCAAGTGTTCCAACATTTCCGTGCAGACAATGACCTCTGCAAGTGGTGTCTTCTTGGACTCGACTACATTAGCCCACGTTACATTCACACCACGAACATCATTTGCATACTCGATAGAACTATCAATGACGTCGTATCCGAAGGAGGAAGAACGGTAGGGTTCCGGAAGGAGGGACAGAAGCCCACCATCACAAGATCCAACGTCACAGATAACATGAGTGCCCAGAACTTCGGCACAACTTATGGCAGCGTCAGCCGCTGCGTTTAGCCGCGATTCATGTACCCAGTTACCCAAGTGGTCAACATGGGGCTGATCAACCCACCACTCAGGGTCAAGCCATTCCGGCTTGTTTTCAGGATCAAACAGCCGCCATTCCACTTACTT